GAAGTGTTGTCAGTGCTACTGGTGGCATCTTTCATCCAACCATTGCGCCTGGGCTGAGATACGGCGCAAGCAATCCTCTGATGGATGCCATCAATGTGTTTGACATTCTGAATGGGCTAGGAGCATATCCATCAACGCCCATTCCGCCGTTTTGTGTAGCTTGTCGGGATTGCCAAATGTTAGTTGCCAAAATCATTGAAGCGGAGCGAATCGCTGGTGTTGCTGCATAAGATGCAGTTTTATCATCAGGGCCAGCCATTGTTCCATAAGGTAGAACAAGGTGAATTAATTCATCACTTCCGGTGCTTGCATATTGAATGTATTGATAGCCAAGCGGAAACACCCAACGGCTTGGAAGATAAGGCGCGCTCACTGAAGTTGGATACGGGCTTGTGCTGGTGATGGTTTTTGACCCATTGAATCCAGCACCGCAACCGCTAATTGTTACGGCTTGGCCAACAACAAATTGACCAGGGTTTGCAATGATTGCCGTTGCAACATTTGCTGAACGCCCGGTTGCAACTACTGGTGCATTGTTAAACCAAAGAAATGAATTGATGAGATCCTGAGCAGTCTGAGCACATTCTTCAACCGTAGCATCTGAATAGAGCGTGCCAATTCCCAATGAATCGCGTAATTCTTGCATAGTCACATAAGTTGCGGCCATCATCATTCCTTTCTTTGATAAGGCTTACAGGGCCAGGGCCTCCTAGCCCTGTAAGCGGCTTAGGGTTTTATCAGGTTAGGTTATAGCGTTGCAGACCACCGGAAACAAGTGTCTTTGTCGCAAAATAACCATAGAGCATTGTGGAAATTTCACCAGTCGCGACCACATTTACGGAAAGTGTCAGCTTAGGGGATTCGTATATGGCAATGCTCATTGGGTTAACAATAAACGCTGCATCATCAATTGTGGTTGAAACCATGTTTTGGTCAACCCATAGATCCAAGCCCATCATATCGCCGCGCAATCCGCGTGGTGTTGATTGGCCATTGGCGTTCATTGGTGAAGCTGCATTGAAAATGCTGCGACCAGTTGTGTCTAGGCTTCCGATTAGAAGTGACCAAACTGATGTTCCAGCAATGAATGCAGTTGCAGTCTCTCCGCTTGCTGCATAAACGGCTGGTGCAGCTTGTGCGACATATGCCTGAAGTCCAGCAATTGTTGCGGCTTGTGCAGTTGACTGCGTTCCACCTGAAACAATTTCTGCAATTACTGCTGCATCAGATGCCTTAGCGTAAGCTCTTAAACAATTTTCATACATCGCGGAATAAAAGCTTGGATCTGATCTGTCAAGCAACTCTGTTGAATAAATCTGAGTGCCCGCTAGTTTTACCACGGTAGCATTTACATAGCTGGAAACAATCTGAGTTGCAGCAGTTGATGCGCCTTCAGCAACTGTTCCGATTGTCGCATTCGTTGTGATTTTTGGATGTGAAATTGTCATGCCTGAAGGAGCCAGGGCGCGTGCTCCACCTAGTGCATCAATTGTTGGGCGTGACATAACTGATGTATCAATAACGCTTGAAACATATTGTGTTGGACTGAATGCCGGATTAGTTGTGAACGAATCGTTAGCGGCTTCAATTTTTCTAGCTTGTGCATCTGCTGCACGGATATAATCGCGTGAAGTATCATCACCCATTTTGGCTTTGATTGCATGCTCAAGATATTGCGCTTGTGTCTTAATTGGTGAGCGAACTTCGCCTACTAAGTAAGATGCGGAAACAACTGGGCGTGAGGCATCCACAACGGGAGCCTCTGCCGCAGTTTCTGGGGCTGTATTATCTGGGGCTGTCGTCATGACATCCTCACTCTCTGTCTCGGTTTCGACCTCAACGATTGTCGTATTGATCGTAGTTGTTTTCGTACTTGTAGAACTTGCCGCCTCAATTTCGGCCTGGCTTGCGGCAACGCTAGTGACAATCGCATTTTCAAATGCGGGTGATTCAACAAGGCTGACTTCAATTAATCTCGCGCTTGTAACTAAAAGATAATCATCATTAGGCATTGATGCAATTACTTCAACACCGACTGACAAACCTGAAACCAAATCTTCAGCCGCCAAGGTCAAATAATCTGTGCCCTTGCTACTGCTAGAAATTTTGAAGGAACCATAAACAAATTCGCCTTCATTACTAAAAGATTGAGCACGGCCGATCGGATTATTTGGCTCATGTTGCGCAAGCAACTTAATGCGGCCAGGTGACGGAATTTGGATTGATCCGTGCTCAAAAACAACGGCCCCAACTGAAGTGTGGCCAACTGCTCCATACTCCATGATTTTGCCTGAGATAACCCGGCGTTCAGTATCAGCCGCCTGGATTGGCGTGCTAAAGGTCAGCTTCATGATGCATCTCCATTCGGTGATAAGTTTTCCATTGCTTTTGCTTGATCTAAAGTAATCAATTCTAGTGTGAGCATCTTTTCAATTACTGCCAAGCGTGAAGTTGCATCAGCGCGCAAAAATGTTTCATCAGAATTGAAGCGCACAACATTTTGTGAACTGGTAATGTCATTCATGCTTAATCTGTCCTCTATTGCACATACAAAAGGAGCTAGGGTGTATGCATAAAATTCTTTCCGGGCATCAAGAACATTCTGATATGTCATGCTTTTATTTGCATCGCTTGAAGCCATGTACGCCGGAACATTCATCAAACGACAAATTTCGGTTGAGAAATCTTGTTTTGCTTCTGCGTACATCATGTCTTTAGGTGAGAATGATGTCGTTTGATAATCCAAAGTGCTGGTAAGAAATGCAGTGCCACGCGAATTTCTGGCTTGTTTCCAACTTGCAAGAATTCCTTGCACTTGCGCTTCAGGAAGATCCGCACCAGTATTTTTCAAGAATCCTGACGGGATCGGAGTTTGCGCCGCTATCGCAGCCGCTTTTTCTAAATCTAAAGCTGCACGCATAGTGCGGCCGCCGGTTGCGAGCACTCCGGGTTGAAGTGATTGGAAAGTTATCAAACTTCCAATTCCGTTTTGTGGGCGAACTTCATTGTCCACGGTGTAATACTCAACTTCAGTATTACGCGCATTGAGTTTAGGTGTAACTCTTTCATTTGCAACCCAAGCAAAACGCGCCGGCCTTCCATCGTCAGAATAGGTGGCAGTGCATTCCCAGTACGCAATCTGATAGAACAATAATGATTGCACGGTGTATGCAATGGTGACTGAACGCGGTTGTCTGATGTCAGGTTGTTCCAACCACACTGGCAAACCTAATTTTTCTCCGGTTGTTTTGTTATACAACTCAAGCGGAATTCCTGCAATTGTTCCGCAAATTAATTGCCGGCACTTTGAAACGGTTGGCACTTGCATTGCAGAATTTAGATCAATGCCTGCGTAGTCGAAGCCCATTCCATAATCGCTCCACGCGCCAACGCCGTATCCTTGGTTCATTACGGCCGGGTTGTATTGACTTTTAAGCGTGTCTGAATCCTCTTTGACTAAACGCAGTGCTGACAAAATACCCATAGGCGGATAATAGCCCCATAGCACCCAATACGGACATTCAAGTCATTTAGGATTTTGGGCGTGTCTAACCTGCAACAATCATCGGAGTTGAAACTGGTTCCTGCATTTTGTGGACAATCATGGCAAGTGAAATCGGCCCGCTTATGTCTCCCGCGCTCGCTCTGCGCACCAATCTCCAACCGGAGTCGTTCGTTTTTGCTGCACATGCATTCATTTGGAGGTCAAATGATTCTTGCCCCATATGAACAATGCGATTGTTAACGATTGCATCCAGCAAATCCCCTGATGCCTGGTAAAACGCGGTTCCCGACACATCAACCATTCTGCAACCACTTGCCGCTAATCTTGCGGCAATGCTGGCCGTTGAGTAATGGTCAAACATAATCATGCGCGGGAAATACTTATCAACCCACTTGGTTTTTATGTCGGCCGCAATTTGCAGCTCATCCACTGCCGTGTCAGAACGCCATTGATCCATGATGCCAACGCCAATTTTGCCGTTCGGGAGATATTGACCAGCAACCAAGGTTGCGGTGCGTTTTGATATGGCCACATCAAAGGCCATAAATGTGTCAGGCCCAATTGGTAACGAAAGGTTACTATCCGCGCAAGCTTCCCATGATCCGATAGGCCAAGGGCTGGAAAGTGACGACACCCACATGCACATGTGCTCAGGCAAAAATTTTTCCATTGGCATTACTGACAAAGCTTCTTCAAGGCCCGATTCCGTGATTGTTATGCCCAGGCTTGGGTTACTAGCTGCCCAGGCTGAACGGTCGGTGGGTTTTGCGTGTTGCGGTGCTGAGTATTCATACCAGCCTAAAGTCGGTGATGGATATGAAAGGGCCTTGTCTCTTAAATCATTGAGCACATGGCTAAATGCATCACCGGCGTTGCTGCACACATATGTCTGAGCCTTGTCACCCATTGCAATGGTGATTGGCTTAGCTGCTGCCCAGGCTTCTTCACTGATGTAACGCAGCTCATCCACAAATAGGAGATTGGCTGATTTGCCGCGTGCGCCGTCACTGGTTCCGGCCACGATTTCATAACGCGCTCCATTAAGTAAATCTAAGTGCTCCTTGCCGTTACCACGATAGCCAACCTCACCACGGTTTAGCTTGACTTGGCTTCTCAAGAATTCATTGGCCTCAATGATTGAGCAAACCTTGCGGAATGTATCCTCGGCCATGCCTCGCTTAGACGACATTGCCACAACCGACTTCTCCTCAAGCACGAACAAGCCAAAAAGGATGCGTAAGGCAATAAGCATGGTTTTGCCATTTTGCCGGCTTAGAATGACGGCCACCGTCTTGCGCTTGAACGCCCCAGTTTCATCCACGGTTAGAAAGTCATTGGCAATAAATTTCTGCCAGGGAAATAATGGATACCCACATTTTTCCGCAAACTCTGCAAATTCTTCGCCCCTGGATTTTCCCTTTAACGGAATGCTCATGATCCGTGGTTTTACTGCTCCCACAAGCTTCTTTTTCTTTACCCCCACCTTGGCGGGTTTTGCATTGTCTGTGACTAATTCCATGATGGCCTTGCCTGACCTTCAAAGGGCCCTACAAGGCTCGAACCGGCTCGAACCGGAGAGAGA